GCAAGCAGGAAAGAAACTACGAAGACAGGTCAAAGCCGAAAAACGCGGCATATGCGCCTACAGAGCGGCAATGCATGAAGTGCAAGCAACCATTCACGAGCGAATGGAAGGGGAACAGGCTCTGCAAGAAGTGCAAGGAGAGCGCAGAGGCGTCTGGCATGAGCGGAAGCATTAGGAGCACATGGGCTTGGTAGCAAAGCTAATTTGACCATTCAGAGTTAGGATATATACTGCGCTTTTATGGTAGACACCACGAAAAAAGTACGGGCACCTACGGGGCAAGGCAACAGAGGAAGGGGCCGAAAGAAGGGAGTGCCTAACAAGGTCACGACCGAATTCCGTGAGACTATCCGCAATCTGCTCGAAAAGAACGAGAAGAATATATCCAAATGGCTAGATCAGGTAGCCGAGCAAGACCCATCTAAGGCGCTGGATCATATTGGCAAACTGGCCGAGTATGCAGCACCGAAGCTAAGCAGGGCCGAGGTGACTGGCGATGGTGGTGGGCCGGTTAAGTCTGAAGTTAAGCACACAATCGAAATAGTCGATTCGGAATGAACATAAAAGTTCCTCGGAAGCTCAAGCCATTATTGGCTCCGTGTAGATATAAGGGAGCATACGGCGGTAGAGGAGGTGCTAAATCTCATTTTTTTGCCGAGCAAATAATCCTCAGGTGCTCAATTAGCCAGACTCGGGTCGTGTGTATTCGAGAGGTTCAAAACTCGATTAAGGATTCAGTAAAACAGCTCATTGCAGACAAGATTGAGCAGCATGGCCTTGCTGAAGACTTCACGATATTAGATCAGGAGATTCGAGGCCCGCATGATTCTTTAATAATTTTCAAGGGAATGCAAAGCTACAATGCAAACAACATTAAATCGTTAGAGGGATTTGATGTTGCATGGGTTGAAGAAGCGCAGACATTTAGTCAACACAGTCTAGATATTCTAAGGCCGACATTGCGCAGTCCTGGTTCTGAGCTTTGGTTCAGTTGGAACCCTAGATATAAGACCGATGCAGTCGATAAATTCTTTCGGGGAAAGAACCCTCCGCAGAATTCAGTATGCGTTCATGTAAACTGGAGAGATAATCCATGGTTTAAGGGAACCCCTCTGTATGACGATATGGTAGAGGATTATGCCGCCGATCCAGACAAGGCTGACCATATCTGGGGTGGAGCATATGGACAGATTCAAGGAGCAATCATTGCTAAATGGGTAAATGCGGCAGAGAGGGAAGGAAGGATTGGAGAATACAAATACGACAGGTCCGGGCATCCTGTAATTATCTCTAGTGATCTAGGGTATCGAGATACAGCTAGCTGGTGGTATTGGCAGCCAGTAATTGGTGGCTTTCATGTGCTCATGTATGATTTCGGTCACGGTATGGATGCCGACGACTGGATACCAGAGATCAAGAAGAAACTCAAAGAGAATAATATGGACCTAGGCAGGATTTATCTGCCTCACGATGCAAAGAACAAGACGTTCCAGAGTAAGCACACCTCACAGCAGAGGTTCCAGGCGGCTTTTGGGCATGACATGATTAGGATAGTTCCAGACTCGTTAATCCCAGATAGGATTGAGGCTGGAAGAACCGTAATTAAGAAGTGTGCCTTTGATAAAGAGCTTTGCGAAGCAGGGTTAGACGGATTACGGGCATGGGAGTTTGATTATAATGAGGATGCTGGAGTATTTAGCAGAACACCAAAGCACAATTGGGCTAGCCATCCATCCGATGCATTTACATACGGTTGCCAAGTCGTGACGGAGGATGTCATTGCCGCAAGTAAGGCAGAACCGCCTAAGTTCTGGGATGATCTAACCGTGAATGAGCTATGGGAGCAAACTCCAGTTAGGCGACGCGATAGGGTCTGACGCCAGTCGGACTTGTCAAAGGCGATTTTGCATCTACCGTATCACGCATGGAATACGGCACCAAGTACGATGCAGGTTATTGGCTCAATGAGCTGGGCAGGTACAAGAAGGACTATCGCGACTTCGTGTCGTCTGGTGAGAAGGTTATCAACCGATACAAGGACGAGCGCCGAAACTCCGCAAACTCATCCGCCCGCTTTAACATGCTTTATTCAATTACCCGCACGCTCAAACCAGCAACCTACAGCCGACCTCCGAAGCCAGAAGTAACCCGCCGATTCCGCGACCAAGACCCGATAGCCCGCACGGCCTGCCAGATTCTTGAGCGGTCCATTGAGTATGAGGTAACGCAATACACTGATTTTCATAGCTCGATGTCTCAGGTCGTGGATGACATGCTGTTGCCTGGTCGCGGCGTTGCATGGGTTCGCTACGAGCCTGAGATTGAGACGATTGATGCAGAGCCGACAATCACAGAAGATACCGAGATCGGTGGCGAGGGTTATAAAGAGCCTGACGAAGGAAACGATGCAGCAGAAACAGCAGCGGAAGAGAATGCGATTGCCGGTGAAGAGGCATCTCCTTATGAAATGGTATCTAATGAGACTACTCCTGTGGATTATGTGCATTGGCGAGACTTTGCGCATTCGTGCTCTCGCACTTGGGAAGAGGTTACGTGGGTAGCGCGCCGGGTTTATCTCGATAGTGACGAGGGTGAGGCCAGATTTGGCGATAAGTTCCGTGAAGTTCCGCTGGTGAACAAGCCGGATGGCGATAACGGAAGCGATACCTATCTCGAATACAACAAGAAGGCCGCTGTATGGGAGGTTTGGTGCAAGGCGTCCGAGAAAGTGTATTGGGTTGCAGAGGGCTACCAAGAGCTTCTAGACGAGCGCGACGATCCGCTTGAGCTAGAATGCTTTTTCCCTTGCCCTAAACCGCTGTTTTCTTGCATCACAACCGATAACCTGATTTCGGCTCCTCTGTTCCGCTTTTATCAGGATCAGGCAGACGAGCTTGACGACATCACTGGCCGGATTATCCACTTAACCAAAGCCATGAAGGTTATGGGCCTGTATGCAGCCGATGAGGCATCCATTGCCCGGCTCATGAAAGAGGGCAACGATGCCGTAATGATTCCGGTCACTAACTGGCCAGCGTTCATGGAGAAGGGCGGTATTCAGGGGGCATTGCAGTTTGTGCCGTTGTCCGATGTAGCGGGCGCATTGCAGCAGCTTTATGCGGCCCGCGAACAATGCAAGCAAACGATTTACGAAATCACCGGCATGTCGGACATTGTGCGTGGCGCATCCATGGCATCCGAATCCGCCACTGCTCAACAGATCAAGGCACAATACGCATCAGTTCGTTTGAATGACCTGCGCGATGAGGTAGCACGATTCGCCCGCGACATTCTCCGCATCAAGGCAGAGATCATGTGCAGCAAGTACCAGCCGGAAACGCTGGTTAAGGAATCTGGAATTGATAGGACTCAGGACGCGCAATATGCAGAACAGGCTCTTCAGCTACTGAAGAATGAGCCTATGCGCAATTTTGCCATCGACATTGAGACTGACGCCCTTGTTCAGGTTGACGAGCAGCAGGAGAAGCAGAGCCGAGTTGAATTCCTTGCGGCGGCTGGAGGATTCCTTGAGAAGGCCGTACAGGCTGCTCAGGTAGCACCAGACATTGTTCCTCTTGTGATGCAGATGATGCTGTTCGGCATTCGCGGATGGAAGGTCGGCCGTGAGATGGAGGGCCAGTTCGAGGCAACCGCACAGCAGATCTTGCAGAAGCAGGCTCAACCGAAGCCGCAGCAGCCAGACCCTGAGATGATTAAGCAGCAGGCCGAAACTCAGCGCAGGCAGTCGGAGAACCAGACCCAGATTCAGCAGGAGCAGATTCGCGCCCAGAAGGAAATCACGACTGAGAACATGCGGCAGATGGCACAGACGCACCGTGATCGCGAACAGCATGCGGTTGACCTGACAATTGCGTCCATGAAAAACCCGATGCCAGCACCTGGAATCGTTGGAAATGTGAATATGATCGAGGGAGGCTTAAATGGCTAATCCAGTTTATCTATCCGGTTCTTTCAAGAACCTAACTGCAACCGGCACCATTCCGAACAGTCCGAAGGTGGCAGGTTTCTACGTCAATAGCACATCATCCGGCACGCTGGCGTTCTCCGATGACAATGGTGCAATCACAGGAACCATCACTCCGGCAATCGGCTGGCATTTTTTGCCCGTTCAGGCGACTGGCACACTAACTGTCACAAAGGGCGGCACATCCATCAACGTGACAGTCTGCTTTAGCTGATGCCAGTATACGCGGTCTATTGTGAGGCTTGCGGCTCCGAGCAGGATATTTACCGCACGGTTTCCGAGCGTTGCAATACGCCAGAATGCTGCGGCCAGAAGATGCGCATCAAGATTTGCGCTCCTGCCATCATTTCAGACATTCAGCCTTACAAGTCTATGAAGACAGGAGAGATGATTACCAGCCGCTCGGCTCATAAGGATCATCTCAGACATCATGGGCTCGTCGAGGTTGGAGATCAGGAAATCAAGCCGAAGACAATTAGCGAAAGCGAGAAGCGCAAGGAGAAGTACGAGCTGCGCAAAACCATTGCTCAGGCGATGGATTCCAAAGGAGTGCGATAATGGCAGACAAGGAAGAATCACTGGAGACC